GCGAGTACTCCCAAATCAACCCTGGTGTTCGACGCAATGACAACGTCGTCCCCCTGGATCAACAACCGGCTTGCAGGCAAGCCATGGCCGGTTACGCGCTCCCAGATGTACTGCGAAAGCACGAGGTTGACCATCCCACCGATAAGGCTGGTGAAAGCACTTCCCGATGGAATGCCCTTGTGTTTCCGGTAGATCGTTCCATCTGGACCGATGAGGCGAGAGTGAATGAAGTCATTCACGTACCTCCGCCATGTGTCTTCTTCCTGTTCCGTCAAGTCGAGGTGCGTCCGAAGAATGCCGAAGCAATCGTCGATCAACTTGGCGGGCACTGACGCGTCAAACCCCGAATAGTCTATCGAGTAGACGTATCGGAAGCGCGACTTGAGCTCCGAAACAAGAGCCGCCTTTTCGACGTCCCTGAGTCCGTAGCAGAACGGTCGCTTCCTCGCCAAGTTCTTACTGACGGCTTTCGAGAATGCTGTACCCACAATTGTTGTAGGTAGCGGCGCCATCCATACGAGGCGAGTTTTTGGTGCAGACGCCCCAGGCTGAACCCTACGACCAAAGAAGTAAGGATCGAAGCCCCTTCGATTGTCCCAAATACGCTGTGCAGCGCTGAGGGCTTTGTCGAGAACCTCGCCGTTCCTAGTGAAATAAGGAGCACCAGCGTAGTGACTACGATGGATGAAACGAGCCACAACCTCATCCAATGGATAAGGCGTTCGCCCTCCTGACGCATCACCCGCAACACTGAGTGTCGCGCGAAACGCATCCCGGTAAGACCCGGCATCCCACGATCGTCTTGCTCCGCTTCCATCCGAATTTCTAAAGACCTCACTGGGTAGGGGAGCTCCCCTACTTGCAGCGCTAGCGCCTTCATCAGTAGATCCCAACACTCCGGGCAATGATGCTCGTGATGCTCTGGATCCTGGATGGGCTCGCCCGTTTCCACGGGGCTTGCGTACTCCCTGGGAGTTCCCGTCTTCTCTGCGACATGCGCAGATTCCGAATCCGGGTACGGTGAACTTGGTGCCAGTGGACGGTTGTCGATCAGCGGTGGCATGAATGGGACATCCATACCTGCTGAGTGCTTCCGCCACCCATTCAGGGGACGTGACACTTCGATTATCCCTTCCGGCATCCAACCCAGCAGCCTGGTTCCGCACGCGACGTTCGATTCCTCGATCAATCGCAATCGCGGTAACCGGTTGGCTCAGGTTCTGCCTCGCCCTAACCCAGTTAGGGTTAGAACTGCGGTACTTACCGTGGCTTGACAGCCCGGCCCGCGCGTGGAGAT